TCTTGATTCCCTCTGGTAGCCAGAGCGTTACCGTGCTGTTCTGGTGAATCTCAAAGCCATTGGCATCGGTCACGGTCGCGCCGCCAACATAGACCTTAGTTGCAGATTCGCAATGGAGGGTGATCCACGAAGCGCCGCTCATCCCTGTCGCAATGAGGACAGGAGTCGTTGAAACTGCCGTGACCTTGGAGATCATCTGTGCGGCCATTATTCAGCCTCCGCGATATCCGCAACGCTGGCGGTCTCTGTTGGTAGGGTAGCAGTCCTCATCGCCTTTGATACTTTGGCGCGCTCTACGTGGCGCGTTGGTGCCTCTGCGTCGACATCTTGCACATGGTCTGCCAGACCGAAGGCGATCAAGCCCTCAGCCTCCTCTTGTGGGAGGTCAGCGATTGCACCGGTCGGATACTCCCCTCGGCGCTTCCTGAGTTTGACAAGCATGTGGTCTCCTTACTTGCGGATCAGGGGAGCCGCCGAAGCGACTCCCCTTCACCACTAACTATGCGTTGCTACTGATTAGATCAGTTGCAGGCGTAGTACTTGACGGCATCAGCCTGGGCAAGCCCAGTTGCGCCGCGAACTTCAACCTTATACGAGATAAGGCCGAGGTTCCACGCATACTCGCGGCTTACATCCACGCGGATGCCACCGACGAGTGCGGTCTTGATCTGCCCAAGGTCACCGAACAGGATTGGCTTGTTATTGTCGCCAATGTCAGCGATCCCTGACGCGGTGTAGACAGGCTTCCCAAGGAGACGATCAACGCCACCCTGACCACCTGGCTGGAACAGCGGCAAGCTGGACGATGTGATTCCAAGGACTGCTCCGAGGGTCGCATCGGACATCAACCAACCAGCCTTAGGAGCTGATCGGTACTGCTGCTTGACCGCGTACTGAAGGGACACAAGCTCTGCGTAGGTAGGCACGAAGGTCGCACCTGTTACGCCTGAACCAGCGGCCGTCACGACGGCGGTACCAGCGGCTGCTCCGTGAGCGATCGCAACTTCCTGACCAGCGGCGTCCGCAATGAACGCTGCAATGTCAAAGGCTGCATCTTCGACAAGCTCTTCCGAGACCTGTACGAGGATCTTGTAGCCGCTAGGTGTGAGCTGGAGCGTGCCCATCGTTGGGTCGCTCTCAACGATCGTCCCAGCCTCGCCAGGAGCGGTCGCCGTCCCAAGAGCCGTGGCTCGTGGGAACTTGATCGCGTTGCCGGTCGCAACCTGAATCACGTCAACCACGTTTGGGTTGATGAATGGGTTGATCTGGCCTGCAACCACGTTCACACGTGGGAACACTGCAACAGGATCGCCCAGGTTGCTGCTCTTGGTCACGTCTCGGCGCTCGAACGTCTCAGAACCACCGGACATACCGATGGCGCGGAGTCGATCGGAGTCGCTCTTCGCGGCAGGAGCCTTTGGCGACACAACAGCGGCGAACTCGGCGCGAGCCTCGTCTGCAGCCTTGCGTGCTTCGGTAGCGTTCTTCTCGGACTTCATCGCCTCGGCAAGCGTACCAGCCTCTGCGACGAGCTTCTCGAATCGCGCCTTGTCTTCGCCCTCTAGGGCGATTCCCTTGTCAGCGGCTTCAACGGCAATGCCGCGAGCCTCCGTCAAGAGGTTTGCTCGCTTGTCAGCGAGATTTGCGAAGTCGGACATAGTGTCCACTTCCTTTCTCCGGACATAGCCGGACTCTTTGTTTTTTGCTCTCCTCGGTGGGTTGCTCTAACGCGGACTCGCCTACTTGGGGCGGTGGGGCGCAGGCACGAGACCTAGAGTGCGTCACCTTCTGCCGACTCCAAGGTCAACAGCGCCGCAGCGACGGATGGGTCAATGACCTTCTCCTGCTTTGGTGCCAACTTGGATCGGACAGCGTCAATGACAGCCAACTCCTCGCTGGACAGCTCGCGTCCAGCCTTGACTGCTTCGAGTGTGGCCATCAACGCCTCAGCCTCTACGCCGATCTTTGGCGCAGTGACCTGACGGATTGCCGTGAGACCTAGTGTCGCAGGGTATGCAGGCGTCTGACCACCAGCCGCCAAGATGCTCACCTCAAACAGGTTCGCCTCCTTGATCGTCCGGTTGTTGCCGTCCCATGCATCCTGAACCTTCTGGAAGCCGAAGCTCATGCCAGCCGCTGCACTCTCGTGCGTCAGCATGGAGATGACCTTGGCGGCATCTGGATCGGCAGGATCAAGCTTCGCCTCAACGCGAAGTCCAGTCTCGTCTTCGTTCAGTTGGAGACGGCCGCTCGCGGTTGTGGCGAGTGCGCGTGTCTCATCATGTCCAAAGAGGAAGGCGATGATCTTCTGCCCAGCGGATGCGCGAGCCAGTGAACGCTTGAATGCGTTTGGCGCGATGCGCTCCTCGAATGGCAGTCCCTCGGACGCGCTATTCCAGATTGCGGCATAGCCGGTGAAGGTCCTCTGTCCGTCTTCTCCTACCTCGCCAAGTCGGAACTCGCCGATCGGCAGTGAGCGAACTTCTTTCTCTTTCATGTCAACAATCTCCCTGTCTTCAGATTCGATAAGGCGATCTGCCCACGAGATTACGCGATCAGCGCCTTCTGGATCTGTCGTTTCCACACCCCAGAGGAAGCCTGCAACGGCGCCTGGTCCTGGGAAGTCTTCGTTGGTGCGGTCGCTGTTCTGTGGCACGCCTTCCCAGTCAGTGCGATGACGGCGAGTCCATGCAGCCATGCGGACCACCTTGTCGGTGTCGGCTCGGCCGTCAGCGAGTTCGCGTGCCTCTGCAACGGTCTCTGGCTGCAGGCCGTCCCCAGACAGACCCTGCTCGTGCCACTCCAGACCTTTGCGTGCGGCTTCGCGGATGTAGTCAGGGACTTCGTAGACCGCACGGATTGCGGACTCTTCCATCTCTTCGCTGTGTTCGGCTTCGTTGGCGAGCAGCTCCTGCGCGGTGTACGCCTTGATGCCCATGCCTTCGGCGTTGCTGCGAGCCTCGGCTGAATCGTCCACCACATAGCCGATCTCTTCCAGACCGTATTCGTCAACGATTTTCGCGTACTTGTACGCCTTGAACGCCTCAATGACGTTAGGTCCTGGCGTCTCGCTGAAGTCGTTGAGATAGATCTGCTCGTATGGCACGCCGTTCTCGCGCAGCCACTTCTCCGTCTCTTCAAGCCGGCTGATCACACGGCCGCTGACGATGAAGATGCGGACGCCCTCATCTTGCACATCGGTCTTGATGTAGTCGATCAGTTCCTGACGCGGAGTGTCGCCGCTCGTCGTGAGCGTGCCGTCAATGTCGTAGATCTCAATCACTGACCAACGACTCCGATGTTCAGCGCCTTGTAGTGCTCGTCGCCGCCTGGGACGTCTGATCGGTCTTCCAGCCTGCGGATCTCATTGAGCGAGAGGATGCCGTTGTTCAGTGCGATGGCGTAGGCGTCATAGCGCTCCTTTGTCGTAGGTCGGAGCAGACCGTCCAGTGTGAACTTGATGAAGGTCTGGTCTGCACCTGGAACGAGACGCTGAAGCCCTGCCTCAAGGCGAGCGACCAGTGGTCCAAGTCCGAGTCGGAGCCACTCGATGCTGACGATCTCAACGCTGTTGTAGGAGGCGTTGCCGCCTGGATACTGCAGGAGGTGCAGCGGTACGCCCATGAGTCGAGCGATGGACTCCACGCCCCAGTGGAGCGTCTCAACGAGCTGCATGTCGCTGATCTTCATGCTCATTTGCTGGAAGTCTGCGCCACCAGTGAGCACTGCGATCTTGTGCATCTTCTCAATGCCTTCGTGACGTCGGCTGAATGAGTTGCGGAGTGAGTCAGCCTGATCCTGTGTCAGTTCGCCTGGGATGCGGATGACGGCCGAGGGAGCGGCGCCCTGCTCGTAGAACTTCGCGCTGTACAACTGCGTCGCAGATGCGAGTCCGAGGGTGGTGCGGTGCTGCTCCACCGGCGAAGGTGCGCGGAGTGCTGACCCAAGTGCGAAGAGTGGGATGTGCAGGATCGCGTCTGACGTAAGTTCCACCACGGCCGTGTCCTCACCCTGAATCATGTAGATCGGTGCGCCGTCAACGCTCTTGATGGTGACCTTCTGAGGATCTAGCACGCGCATCTCAACGATGTCGCCGTTGCGACCCTTGATGAAGAGCACGAAGCAGTTGCCGTCAATGAGCAGGCTGCTCACCATGCGATGCTTCAGGTCAAAGCCAGTGAAGTTCGGATTGTTTGGCTGTGGCGTGGTGAGCCAAGACGGTGACGGTCGGTATGGTCGGCGTGTGCCGTCAATGCGGATGTAGGTGTCCCAAGGGAGGCTCGCAACTGTGTCTGCGTACAGCTTGACGGCTGCATAGTATGCGCCGATCGAGAGTGCAGTCTGGCTGTTGATTGCGACACCGGCAGATGAGACGAGTGGCTGATTGTCTGTGATCCATGTGCCGCCAACGGCGCGAGTCTCACCAAGGATGCGACGGAGAATGCTCACTTACGATCTCCTAGCGTATAGCCGATAGCGGCGACAGCCGCACCGAGTGCGATGAGTCCCAGTGGGACAGAGAGTAGCGCGATGCCAGCGATCACAAGTGCCGCACCCACAAGTTCCAAGACGTTGCTGATCATAGGTTTATCCACTCCACTTTCGCTGCCTGCTTTGGTTCAACCTGCATAAACTTTACACCCTGGAAGGCTACGACGGCAGACACGGCCGCGTCAATGCGGTCAGGTGACGCCTTGTATGCCTTGGTCAAGACCTGCCCATAGCGAGTCAGGCGCGTGTG